CGATATCCGACTACCTGCTTGAAGGTGTGCGTAGGCATCTTGCGCTCTACAAGGACCGTGTACCGGGCTTGGAAGGTGTAAAAGCTGGTGTGATTTAGGCACTCATCCCCCAAGAAATCGCACTGAGAGTACAAATCCAACGGGCTTTTGGTGACAGGAGACCCTGTGGCAATCCGGCGGTACACCGCTTCCTTACCTATTTTGACAATAGCTTTGGTGCGTTTAGCCGTATGGTTCTTGATCGTGGTGGACTCATCCACGGCCATAAACGCCTCTGTCACCCGCAAGAACATCTTTGCAAAGCTCTGGCCCTTCTCGGTGCTGAACGCTTCCACATTCATGATCAGAATGCGTAGCTCATCGGATGCGGCCAACATATCATTCATCTCTTGCTGCTCGGCCTTGCGGGGGTTGGGAGACCAACACGCCATCTTGTACGAGACGTGGTCAGGCATATGCTTGGGGATTTCCGAGCTATACCAGTTCCGGTACACCCCCTTAGGTGCCACAATCAGCATGGCATTGATTGCGCCAAGGTCGTACAGCATGGCGGCGTTATTGATGAGCATGAAGCTCTTGCCTGTCCCCATCTCAGCAAACAAGGCTACCTGCCCATGCTTGTAAAAGCGTTGCAAATAGGCGGCCTGATGCAAGAACGGCTTGTTCTTAAACGGGTATTTCTCTATGAAGTAATCCATCTTTCTTCCTTTCTGTGAGCAGGTGCTTGACAACCTGAATTTTTATTGTACACTCACTGTACGTTTTAAGAAAGGAGAAAGAAACGTGAATCGTGTTTTTGTCGTCCAAGAGATGCCTACGCATAATATTTCACCTGCTATGCAGTTTGGTGAGATTTCTATTTTGCTACCGCATAACACCCAAGTTGCTTTTTCAACAGCGCCCGTCATTCGGAAGCTAAAGAGAAAGCTTTTTGACTTTAACGATAACGACTACCTATTGCTGACAGGGGACCCTGTGGCTATCGGTTTGGCGTGTTCAATAGCATCTTTCAATAACGGGGGCCGGTACACGGCCCTAAAATGGGACCGCCGGGAGATGTTGTACATCCCGGTTCGTATTGATGTAACCGAGAATGGAGAAAGTGATGAATAGCATAAATACCCTGTTCGAACAGGACGCAGGCGCATTGCAGGTCAAGAACGAAGACTTGGATGGTGTCGGTGCCTTGGCACGACGTGCGAAGCTACTTGAGAAAGAGATCGAGGAATTCGAGACCGTACTCAAAGAGCGCAAAGAGCAGCAGCGCAAGTTGCTTGAAGAAACAATTCCTGCCATGCTTGAAGAGCTAGGCATGAAGTCATTCAAAATGGCTGATGGAAGCACTATCGAGGTCAAGCCGTTTTACTCTGCAAGCATCAAAGAAGAAAACCGTGCCGTGGCCTATCAATGGCTGCGTGAGAACGGCTACGATGACATCATCAAGAACACTGTCTCTGTGCGGTTTGGTCGGAACGAAGACAAACTGTGCGAGAGCCTGATCAACCTTCTACGTGAGCAAAACTATCCAGTTGAGCAAACGGAGAAGATTGAACCTCAAACGCTAAAAGCTTGGGCCAAAGATATGGTTCAGCGCGGCGTTGAGATACCCTCGGAAACCTTTGGCCTGTACGTTGGGTCCAAGGCAACCATTAAATCGTAAGACGAACCAAGGAGCGAGAATCATGGCTAAGACCGAAGTAGCAGAAAAGAAGCAATACGCAGTATCCACCGCTGTATCGTTTGAAGAAGATGCAGCACAAGGTGGCTTTGAAAACATGGGGCAGGAAGATCGTGCATTACCTTTCCTGCGTCTCTTGACCAACACAAGCCCGGAAGTTGGTGAAGTCGATGGGGCGATGCCGGGAATGATCTACAACACAGTAACAGGGCAGTTATACGATGGGAAAAAAGGGATTACAGTCATCCCCTGTGCATACGTTAGACAATACATCGAATGGGCACCACGAGGTCAAGGGTCAGGTGCTCCCATTGCTATCTATCCCTCAACGAGCGATATCCTTAGCAGAACGCACCGGGAACCCGGCGATAGTAAAGATTATCTCGACAACGGTAACTATATTGAGAACACCGCAAACCACTTCGTTATGGTGTTAAACGAAGAAGGCTTCCCCGAGCCTGCGCTGATCACAATGAAGTCCACGCAGTTGAAGAAGTCACGCAAGTGGAACAGCATGATGTTGTCCACAAAACTAATTGGCAAGAACGGCCCTTACACGCCACCGATGTTCTCCCATCTTTATCGTCTGACCTCACAGTCTGAGTCGAATGACAAGGGCAAGTGGTTTGGCTGGGAGATTGAGAAGATCGGACCTATTGAAGATGCTGATCTCTACATTGCAGCAAAGCAGTTCGCTGCGACTGTCACCTCAGGCGAAGCGAAAGTAAAACACGCTTCGGAAGACGCAATGGATTCGACTGCGACTCCATTCTAGTTTTTACGGGGGAAAGCGGATGCTGGTTTGTCGATTCAAGGATCGTCAAGGATAGAGCCAGTGCAGCGAGTACCCCACCTTTCCCTGAGAATTGAGAATGATCGATATAACAAAATTCAAGGCGATCTTCAGTGGCTTAGACATCGCCTATGGCACATACATCATTAAAGCGGAGCGAGGAGATGGCAAGCAGGCAGGACAGGCTACGGTTGTACGTAAACCTCCAACGGATGACCTTTGGGAACGTCATCTTACTGGTATTGATCCTTCCCTTGGCATTATCCCTATTCGTGCTGACAACTCTTGCATATGGGGCTGCATTGACATTGACCAGTATCCAATCGATCACAAAGGATTGGTTCAAAAGATCACGGCACTAAACCTTCCTCTCGTTGTTTGCCGCAGCAAATCTGGCGGCGCGCACTGCTTTCTATTCGTTCGTGAACCTATCCCTGCACGTGATATGCAGGATTACCTACGCGCATGTGCTGCGCTTTTAGGCGAAGCAGGACGCGAGATATTCCCCAAGCAAGCTGAAATCCTCGTGGACCGGGGAGATACCGGCAACTTCTTGAACCTGCCCTATTTCGGTGGAGACAATGGCACACGCTATGCATTTAATGCTGACGGCTCGGCAGCTTCGCTTGAAGAGTTTTTTGCTATTTACGAAGCGAACGTCCAAACCGCCCCGCTTGTCGTACCAGAGCCGCCGAAAGTGGCAGAGGCTCCGATCAAAGACGGTCCGCCGTGCCTTCAAGCTCTCTGTTCACAGGGTTTCCCTGAAGGAACGCGCAACAACGGGCTGTTTAATATCGGCATTTACCTTAAAAAACTTGCGCCTGCGAGTTGGGAAGATAGGGTCGTTGAGCACAACCTAAAGTACTTCGGCCCACCACTACCGAATAACGAGGTGCAACTTGTTATCAAGCAACTCCAGAAGAAAGACTACCGTTATAAATGCAAGGACGCGCCGCTCAATAATTTCTGCAACAGCGGTCTCTGTCGCACTCGTCGCTTTGGGATTGGCGGACATGGCCCTGACTCGCCCACGCTTTCCTCGCTATCTAAGTATGCGTCTGAACCGCCTCTTTGGTTTTTGGACATCAACGGTAGACGCATCGAACTTGAAACAGACAGTCTATTTAATCAGGCTGCGTTCCAGAAAAGCTGCTTGGAGAAGCTTAACATCCTACCGCCCTCGCTTAAGAAGAACGATTGGGAGAACATGCTTAACGCACTTCTCAAAGAGATGGTCGAAACCGAACAGATATCCGAGGCTTCTGAGGACACTTCGGTTACAGGCCGTTTCTTAGACCTACTAGAGGAATTCACCACGCACCTGCAACAGGCAATGGATCGTGACGAGCTATTGATGGGCAGGCCGTGGATTGAACCGGATGACGGCAAGTGTTACTTCCGAATGAAAGACCTTGAGTCACACTTGGCGCGCAACAACTTCAAAGGCATGACTGCACCTAAGATGGCGCAGCGGATGCGTGACCTCGGCGGCGAACCAATCAGCCTCTTCTTGAAAGGCAGAACCGTGCGCTGCTGGCGCATACCTGCTTTCACAAAACAAGATGCACCCTTCGTCACTGAAACTGTACGTCAGCAGGGGAGCCCCTTCTGATGGCGGCTGTCCGCAAAGTCTTCGGCCCACCGGGGTCAGGTAAAACAACATACCTGCTCAACCAAGTCGAAGAAGAACTTGCTGCTGGTATCTCTTCCTCGCGCATTGGCTACTTCTCTTTCACACGGAAAGCAGCCAATGAAGCGCGGGATAGAGCTATCGCAAAGTTTCCGCACCTTCACGCGAAGACAGACTTTCCGTACTTCCGCACACTGCACAGTCTCGCCTTCTACTGTCTCGGCACAAAGAGTGATGACATCATGCAGCCCGAGCACTACGAAGAGTTTGCTGCGCAAGCAGGCATTCAAGTAATGCTGAACCAAGACGATGAAGGCATCGCCAAAGCAGATAACCCCATCCTGAACGAAATCAATCTCGCTCGGATTCGAGGCGTCGATCTACGTCAGCACTACAATGCATCCAACATCAATATCGAGTGGCATCACTTCGAGTTCGTCGAGCGTACCTATCGGCACTACAAAGCCTCACGCAATCTGCTCGACTTCACAGACTTACTCGAACTCATTTGTGAAGAAGCCCACCGGTTACCAAGACTTGAAGTGCTCATCATCGATGAGGCACAAGACTTATCCCGCTTACAGTGGAACATGGTCCGAGCACTAGCCGAGCGCGCTAATCGCGTGTTCGTTGCGGGAGACGATGACCAAGCCGTGTTCACTTGGGCAGGCGCAGACGTAAAGGCTTTCTTGGGTTTTGATGGGGATATCCATGTCTTACAGCAGTCATACCGAATTCCAGCAACCGTCCACGACATTGCAAATCGAGTTGTTGGAAGGATCAGACAGCGTCAAAGTAAAACTTGGTTCCCACGAGACTACATTGGCGCTGTCAAACAATACTACCGTTTTGAAGACATCCCGTTTGATGACGGCGAATGGCTTGTCCTCGCTAGTACAAACTACTTACTCAATCCAGTGCATGAATGGCTCAAAGGGAACGGGGTACTCTTTGAGCGTAACCACGTCCCTAGTATCTCCCCCAACGTCCTCAAAGCAGTAATCGATTGGGAGCGCCTACGCAAAGGTCTCTCCATTAGCCTCACCGACGTGCAGAACTTGTACAAGTATCTGGGTACGTCAGACGTGGCCCGGGGATTCAGGAACTTCAAAGGGTCAGTCGATGCCATTGAGTACGATTTACCCGCCCTTAGTAAGCACTACGGGCTTTTGACCGATGCCGTCTGGCATGAAGCGCTGACCAAGGTCAGTGAAGAGAAGCGAGAATATCTGCGCGCGGTCTTGCGGCGCGGCTACAAACTCTCTAACTTTGACCGGTTCAAACTCTCCACCATACACGGTGCCAAGGGCGGGGAATCCGACAATGTTGTCGTATTGATGGACCTCTCGCCCAAGTTTGCCAAGGACTACTCCATAGATTCGGACAGCGTAAATCGCCTGTTCTATGTCGCCATTACCCGAACTAAAAAGACGCTGCACCTCGTGCTGCCAAAACAAATCGACAAAGGATTCCGCTTGTGAAAAGCCTGCCGCTGTTCCCTGTTAAATCGGATTGGGTAGCCCCAGAAGTCTTTCCAAACCTCTCAGAAGCCAAAGAGATCGCCATCGATCTCGAAACCTGTGACCCGAACCTAGAATCCTTCGGCCCCGGTTGGCCGCGCAATGACGGATTCATCGTCGGCTATGCCATCGCTGTAGACGGCTGGTCAGGTTACTTCCCTGTCGCCCACGCCGGTGGCGGGAATCTCGATAAAAAGCGCGTGGAGCGGTGGATTGCAGACGTTCTAGCTACGCCTGCCGACAAGATTATGCACAACGCCGCCTATGACTGCGGCTGGTTACAAGCAGCAGGATTTAAGATCAACGGCCGTATCCTTGATACGATGATCGCGGCTCCGCTGCTCGACGAGAACCGCTTCTCTTACTCCCTCAACGCCTTGGGCTTCGACTATCTCAAAGAGGTCAAGAGCGAGGCAGGGCTGAAAGAAGCCGCCGGGGATTTCGGTGTACATCCCAAGAAAGGCCTGTGGAAACTCCCTGCCATGTATGTCGGTGAGTATGCCGAGCAAGATGCCGCACTGACACTAAAGCTCTGGCAAGCCTTCAAGATCAAGCTGAAACAGGAGAATGTTGAGTCCATCTTTGACCTTGAAACGCGGCTCTTCCCTGTCCTTTTATCGATAACCACCAAGGGTGTGCGCTTTGACCGGGAGCGCTGTGAGCGCACTATTGACGAACTCATCAAGCGTGAGCGCGCCTTAATCGCGCAGATAAAAACCCTCTCCGGCGTAGGCGTGGACATCTGGGCCGCTGCGTCCATTGCCAAAGCATTCGACAAGCTAGGTGTGGCTTACCCAAAAACCGATACCGGCCTGCCAAGCTTTACCAAATCCTTCTTGGACGAATGCCCACACGAGATTGGCAAACTCATCATTGAGGCACGAGAGACCAACAAAACACACGGTACGTTCTTACAACCGTACCTTGAATTCTCTGCCAAGACGGGGCGCATTCACCCACACATCAACCAGCTACGCTCCGACGAAGGCGGCACCGTCTCCGGCCGTCTCTCCATGGCTAACCCAAACCTTCAGCAGGTTCCTGCCCGACACGAGACCATCGGACCGCTGGTGCGCTCCTTGTTTCTGCCCGAAAAAGGCGAATTATGGGCATCAAACGACTTCTCCTCCCAAGAACCGCGACTTTTGGTGCATTACGCCTCCCTGCTCGATCTCCCGGGGTCTGAGACCATGGTAGACGCTTACCGCTCTAACCCAGATACCGACTTCCACCAAATGGTGGCGGACATGGCAGGGATTAAACGCAAGGCCGCCAAGACAATTGGTCTTGGCCTCATGTACGGTATGGGCGTTGCCAAGCTTGCCACCCAACTAGACCTAACACACGAGGAAGCCAAAGGCCTAATCGAAACCTTCCACAAGAAGGTGCCCTTCCTCAAAGGAACCGTCACCGCTGTTATGCGCCGAATCGAACACCCCGCCGCAGGTGGCGCAATTCGTACCCTCTTGGGCCGCAAGTGCCGCTTTCCCCTGTGGGAGCCAATGCAGTACGGTGTCAACAAGGCCATGCCCTACGAGCAGGCGGTGGTGGAGTATGGACCGAGGATCAAGCGCGCAGGTACCTACAAGGGCTTAAACCGCCTCATCCAAGGATCAGCAGCAGACCAAACCAAGATGGCTATGGTGGCCCTCCACGAGGCCGGAGAGCAGCTTCTCCTACAGGTACACGATGAACTTGTATTGAGCGTCAAGGACCGCGCTCAAGCGGAGCGCGCAGCGGAGATTATGGCGAACTGCGTTGGAATGGAAATCCCCAGCAGAGTCGATATAGAAGTCGGACCTAGCTGGGGAGAAGCGAAGTAATCAATTTACTTCGGTGAATTTTTCTTTCTCGACAAATTTCTTTGCCGAGTGCGCGTCGATGAACTCTTTGTCGTTATAGCGATAGGTCGCATCCTTCCATTGCTTCTTTATTCTGGCTAGGATCATCCCATCGCTATCAACGAGGCAGAGATCATCCTCTAGCTCCGCCCACCTCGGCTTTCTCCGTCCCATTACTCCCCCTTCTTGCCGCGAAAGATGTCACAAAGCTCGTCATACGCGGCTTTACTCTGCTGATGCGTTCGGGCCAAGACCACATCTCTCGCTGCATCAAATACATTGTAGAGTTCTCGTATGTACTTAGCGGCGAGTAGATCATCTTCATCACGCGCACGATCTTCCAGATTACTCGCCAGACGTTCCGCTTCGTTGCCGCTAATCATCTTGTAGATATCCTTCCTCTTCAAAATCATCCACGATTTTCCACGCGGTCAAAAGCTTTGACACCGCTGTTTCAAAATTACACTCTATGAACTCATTCCTGTAAATGATCATTGCATAAATAATATACGCATTAACCAACAGGTCCGCACTAGCCTTTGGGTACTTGAGGATAATGTTTTCTGTGCTTTCCATCACCTCATCCAATAATTGAACAAGCTCCGTATTGCGCGGCTGCTTTTCTGCCTGTTCGTCTACCATGTCGCCTCCTGTTCCAGCAATTCCTCGATCCGCTCAATCGGCCAACCCATGATTTTATGCACCGTAATCTTGAAGTCCCCACTCACCCCATTGATCCCGTGGCGTATCTTGGATAAGGTGCTCCTCGATACCTTCAGCAAATCACATAGCTGACCATCGGAGGTGAAATGCATCTCGTACTTGATCTGATCCAACAGCGGATGCCCCGGCAACGGACCCTCATTGCTTTTACCTTTAGGTCTCCCCGGCCCTCTCTTCGCCATCTTAATTGCCCTCCCTGTTATGTTTGAAAAGATAATCTTCGCGATACTCTGTTGGTGGCACCCACCCATACTTGCGCCAAACCGCCTGTACATTTGCCCCCGGCCGCCATTTGAAATCATCGAGCAAACTGACGTGCGGAGCACCGCCACTAGTACCAAAGATATGCGCCTCTGGCACCACCATGTAATCATCACCAACGACTTTAAACTTCATCTCAATGTCCTTTAAGGTTAATTTGTTCTCCCACTCCCTCGCGAAGAAAATCCCGCTTCATTGCATCAATACCCTGATGCGCTATCTCAATCATTGATTCAAACGGCGCTGCGTCCTGATCTTCTGAGATCGCTTTACACACAGAGACCATCGTGGATATTAGTGCGGGGAGCGCGACTTGCATGTCGTATTTCTTCAGCACCATTACGACATCCGCAGAAGCCATATCAATTGCCGTCGTAAATTCAACAAACCGATCATTGTCGATCTCGCCCTCTTCCAACATTTTTCTAACGCTTTTGCCTATGCTCATTTGTTAGCCTCGTCTACAATAAATTCAACAAAGTCATCCATATCGATATCCACAATCGGATCATCCGTCAGACCGTAGTACTTCAGGACAACTTCCCGCATCATCGTTACCGCCGCCATCAGTGTGTTTCGGTTTTTTGATATGTACATGAATAGCGCTATCTGCTCGACACCATTCAAACACTCTGCAAGCTTATCTAGCTCTACTGCCGCCTCACCAGCAATGAATTGCTGCTCGACGTATCGTTCTTGTTCTCCCATCACCATCTCCTATGTATTGGTTCGCGATAGGGCAACTTGGTTTGTGGGCCCTCTACCCATGCTTCCACCAAAAAGCAAAGCGACACTATCGCAACTACTGCATAAAACAAAAGGATCAGCCGGACAATCATATCTTCCGCTGACAACTAAACGCCTGTATATCAACGCGGAACGAGCCTGCAAACTTGCAGTCCGACACAATCCTGCTCTCGGCCATCGTCCCACCAACCCCTAACCCAATCAACAAGAACCCCACCGCCACAAACGATTTGGCCCACACCGCGTTGACCCACGCCCATATCGCTTTGTAATTAATCGTTTCAAATGTCATGCGCTCTCCCTTCTAGTTAATCAACAATCCGTATGCGCGTGGAACTCAAACACTCCCCGCTCATAAAGTCGTACATCGTTCCCGTCACTACATCCACCAATATCTTCTGGAAGTAAATCTTGTCCTTGTCCAAGCGGCGGAGATCGTGGACCCAGAATTTCCTTACCTCTCTGCCTAACTCGCTTTCAATCATCCGCTTTACGCGGGGATTGCGACGAAGCTTCTGCATGTCCGTCTCTTTCACGCAGCCGTAACGGTGACGAATCTCACCTTCTAGCGGATCGCGCTTCTTCGGCTCCACTACCTCGTGTCCTCTAGCGCCTCTCATGTGTTCTTCTCCTTCAGCTTTTCCTCTACCATTCGAGCAAAATGGCGTGGCATATTTTCTAACTTGGCTTCAACCGCCAAACTCCATAGCCAAGTTATCTCCTCATCCGTCAGCCCTTGCCATTCGCGCTGTGGTGGGGCGGGGTAGAGTGGCTTGATAAACCCGCCTTTCTTATGCCAAGAGAATGACTTTTCGATTTTGTACTCGTTGGGTTGCCACCACGCCAGCGGCTCCTGCTCTGGCTGCGCTAGTCGGGCGCGGAGTGACCTAATGGATTCAAACATCTCGTCTGATATGTCGTTTGGAAAGTGCAGCATCGCATCCAGCGCCATCTGCATGAGTTCTCGGTCAGTCATGGCGCACCTCTCTCGCGGATAGCGTCAACAATCCTGTCGCCTGTTTTTATAATCGCCATCACGATAAGCATCAGCGCGACAAATATCAGCCCTTCACCAAAAGTAAAAATCATTATTGTCTCCTTGCGCGATCCCATGCTTCTGCCGCTTTCTTTAAAGCATAGCCAACCGCTTCTCGACTGCGCTCATCGTCAGCTACATCCAACACCGTGAATTCAAAATGTCCATCCCAGTGATGCGTGATGACCAGCGTATAGGTAACCGGCTCTCTCTTTGTTGCAAGGTCAACGACTTTCACGGCGCACCTCTCTCGCGGATAGCGAACGCACAGTCTTCTGCATCATTCCGCATGTCGAGTCGTTTATCCGGCGATGCGCCCATCCACTCCATCCATTTATCCATGCACACCTTCGCACACGCCTCGCGCTCCGCTTCTGCTACCAGCTTGGCAAATGCTTCTAAGTGTGGTGTCGAAAGTGTCCAAACGGTGTAGTCCACTCTCTGATTAAGCGCCTCCCGCGCCATGCGGATAATGTCATCTCTGTCCATGCTCTCTCCCCTCTTTTCGCGGACCAAGGGCCGCCTTCTCTATACACCACCGACACATCCAGCGAGGAACACCACGCGTCGCTTTCTTGACGCCCCCCTCCACCGGCCTCGTCACCTGACAACTCGTACAAAACCGCGTCTTTACCATGACACCAACGCAAGGCACAAGAACAGCGCACCGAGGACCACGGACACACGCGGATGCAAATGCGGCACTACACATACCAACCCCGCTAACGCATACATCTGCTGATCACTCATGGCTTACTCCGCTTGTATACAAAATCATCCTGCGCGAAACTCGACGTGCCACCCCCATCCCACACAATGTGAATCATCTCAGCGAAGAAATACCAACACCCATGCACATTCGGCCCCGCAGGGGTTGTCGCAATCACCATCTTCCCCTCGCGGCCCCCGCGACACTTACCCTGCAACAGCAATATCTTCCCTCCCGCCTGATTCGCCATCTCTAGCCACTCCTCCGCCCCAACCGCCTGCGCTGAACAAAGTAGCAAAATTAGTAATAACTTTTTCATGGCTCGTACGCCTCCTCTATTTCGTCCGCCAACGCTAAGTACAAGTTCCTCGCACCCTCAGTTACCGCATTCTCAGCATTCCACTCACATACCCGTACACACCGGTCACGTTCATCCCACTTCGCCCCAAAGCGCGCAAACGCCAATATTTCCCAAAGCTGCTCCTTTGATAACAAATACTTGTCATCCAACTGGTACTTGATCAACATCTCCTCCGCTTTGGCATAGCTAAACCTGTTGGCAGGATCACGCTCCTCGCACCGGGCCTTAAACAACGCCGTTAACCGCTCCGCTTCCGTCTGCTTAGTCATAATGAACTGTCCTCCAATTGATCAATAATCTCGTTCTCGTAATACTCCCGTAACCGCCGGTTTTTAGATAACTCGGCCTCAGCCTCCCGCCAGACCGTCAAATCGGGCCGTAGGACCTCAAACGTCACCTCGAAGTATCCAAAGTAGTCCCAACTCGTAGAACTCTCCCAGCGGCTGTATGAGCCCCTGTGTTGGGCAAAGTACAAAACACCGAGGAAACAGGGTTCTTCATCCCACTCGGATTCAATAAGGTGTTGATACTTTGTTACCGTTTCCATGTCAGCGCTCCTCAAAAAGATCGATGACTGATCCAATTAGAACGGCTAAAAGACCGAGGAACGCGGTCCAGAAGAACAAGCCTATCGGCACAATGAACAGCCAAAATACCCAATCCATACGCTATCCTTTCTAGAATTGTTGATGAGTTACCCTTGTTTGCTGCCGTACTTTGCGTACTATAAGACAGATTTTGCTGGCGATCAACACAATTTTCTAGATTCAAAAGTTATGAAAGGGCGATTTCATATGCTTTTTTGGGGTTCCCTATAGAACTTTTTTGGGGTCGAGTAAATTTTTTAATTTTTTTTGTAGAATTTGGCGTAATAGACGTAATGGCGTAATAAGTCAGTGTTTATGCGGGTTTTGAGCTAGTCGGTGACTATACGTTTATATTATGGAAACGTAAGAAATAGGGAATTTTCAGGGGGGTTCCGCGAGAAAGTTTTTTTGATTCCAAAATCATGTATGACCCCAAAAAAGTTCTATAGGGCCACTTTGGATATTTTGGTGCGGGTGGTTTCCTTGACTACATTTGTTTCGCACCGTATCATCTGTTAGGTTGGTTGAGGGAGATTACCTAATGTTTGAAATTGATCATGGAATTGAGATTCCGGTTAGTTGGACCCGCTACCCTTTTGGGGAAATGCAGCCGGGGGATAGCATCTTTTTTAAAGACCCCAAGAAGGCCACTTCTGCGCGCGTAGCGGCCGTTAGATACGGCAGGAAGCAGTCACCCCCTTGGACGTTCACTTTGAGGCGCGTAGAACGCGGCTGGAGGCTTTGGAGGGCCGATTGATATGACTAAGCGCGATGTGTGGAATGTGCCGCCTGTGATCCCGAATAAGGCCGCTAAACGGATGGCAGCCGATGTAGGGAAGTTGAAGACCAAAGGCAAGCGGGTGATGACCGCCAAGCATTGGAAGTTTGTCACTGAGTACGTCAGTGGCGATGGACGGGTGACGTTAAAAGAAGCGGCTATCCGAGCAGGGTATAAGGAAAGCAGCGCGTCAGTGATGGCGTGGCAGCTAACCAACCCGGACTTGAATCCGCACATTGTCGCGGCTATCCAAGAATATCGTGCCGAATTTGCATCAAAGTACAACACTTCGTATGAACGGCACATGAAAGACCTGCAACTCATTCGAGATAAGGCGCTCGAAGCCGGTGCTTATGCTGCTGCCGTTCAGGCCGAGTACAGACGTGGTCAAGCTTTGGGCACGATATATGTCGAGCGCAAAGAAATCAGGCATGGCACGATTGATTCGATGTCAAAAGAAGAAGTGCAGCGCAAGCTTGACGAGCTAAAGAAGCTTTACGGCGGTCCCCCGCCTACGGCGATTATTGATCTGAACCCTTCTGACGTTCGCGAGAGCGCCGAAAAAGATGTTGATCCTGCTTTCACGTTGCCGGTGGAAGAGCCCCCGCTGGACGTTTTTGAGCTAGACCGGGATGGCGAGAAAACCTGAGTCGGTTTTTTCTGACTATCTCAAGGCGCATTTGCCCGATGTTGATATATCGCGGGTTGAATCGCTGGCCTCGCTGGGTTTCCCTGATATGGTCATTGCCGATAAGCTTGGCAGCGGCCGCGTTGCCTTTTTGGAAAACAAGGTTGTGCAGCGTGGTTTAAAGGTTGATTTGCGGCCGCATCAAATTTCCTTTTTGTTTCGGCATTGGGGATATTGCTGCAATGCCTTTTTGCTTGTGAAGCATTTGCCTATTGGTAAACGCGTTGCGATTGTTAATCTCTATCATGGCGGCCAAGTGATGGATGTTGCCCGAGATGGTTTGCGGGTTGATCCTGTTATCCGCTGGCCCTCAAATGCTGTTGATTGGCAGCGTCTTAGAAGTTTTCTATTGGGGGAGGAAAAGCCTTAGGAAAAAACAATTGGAATATCTGAGCGGAAATAGTAATATGTGGTTGTCGGGTTGTCCGACATTCAGAGAGGATAGAGCGATGAAAACAGCAGAGTTATCAGGCAATGCGCTTGATTGGGCAGTTGCTATGTGTGAAGACGATAAAACTAAGGGCGCTTGGGCTTTTAGTCGTTTTAAACCGTCGAGCGATTGGGCCGCTGCCGGTCCGATCATTGAGCGGGAGAAGATCGAGTGGCAGTGGATCCCCGCACCGGACAAGAACCATCAGTACGGCGCCCGCAAGCCCAGCCTCGGCGGACTGAACCGGACTTTCTGCATGGATGGGCCGACCGTTTTGGTAGCAGCCATGCGCTGCTACGTGGCAAGCAAGCTAGGCGATGAGATAAAACTGCCGGAGGAACTGTCATGCTGAAAACTGTCGCAATATCATCAAACAAAAAGACCGGCCCCATCGCTGTAACTTATCGGGCCGGTGAACATCAAACTTTCGGCACTTGTCCGAAAACTTGTGCGCTACACCCAAAAAGCGATACAGGCGCTGCTCAAATCGATTCGGAATATTTGCGCGCTGTACTCGAAGCGGTTCCGCGCAATGGTCAAGCTTGGACTTATTCGCACTTTGCCGCTGATGCGCTGCCGCTGCCGGAAGCCGGAAAGACTGTTATCAATGCCTCGTGCGATAGCGCATCGGAAGCGGTTCGCGCTTACTCGCTCGGCCGCCCTGCTGTATACGCTGCGCCACTGGAAACGGCCGAGCAATGGCCCCAGCGAATCGCCGGTGTTCAATTTGTTCGCTGCCCTGCCGAATTGTCGGACACGTTCACGTGCCAGCAATGCGGAAACGGCCGCCCGTTGTGTGCTCGTGGTAACCGCGATTATGTTGTCGTTTTCGTCGCGCACGGCACTGGTAAAAAACGTGTCGGCACTGGTGACGGGGGGTGTTATGCCGCAAGCGGCCCGACCGCGATTCAGTGGCACAAAACCCGATCAAGCGGCGCGCCGAATGATGCGGAAGCTTTGCGCGCTTTTGCTCGTTCGCTGCCGCCCGGGTCAATGCTTCGTCATCATGTTGCCGGTGATATCGGCCGCGAGGGGGCGTGATGTTTTTACTCGTGCTGGTAATTTTCGCGCTGTTGTATTGGTTAGCTGATGGTTTTCGTCATTAGGCTATTGATTAATCCGGGCCGATTGAAAATTACAATTTGCAAGGCGGCCGCAAATATTGGATTATTGACGCATCGGACAGGCCCCGAGGGGGCCGCGATAATCTAGAGAGGATAGAGAAAATGGGACACATGATCGATGAGACAACCGGCCGCGCTGCTATTGCATATGCTGGCAAAACCCCATGGCATGGTCTGGGCCAGCAATTGAGCGAGGGGGCCGACATTGACACTTGGACACGCGAGGCCGGTCTGGGCTATTCGGTACAAGCTTGTGATGTTCAATATGAAACCCCGGCCGTTACCGGCCTGCAAGTCTGGCCCGAGCGTAAAGTACTGACGCGTAGCGATACAGGCGCGCCGCTGGCAGTAGTGAGCAAAGATTATCGCGTTGTGCAACCGGCCGAAGTAATGGATTTTTTCCGCAAGCTTTCGGACATTGGCGGGTTTCAAATGGAAACCGCCGGGGCGCTATCGGAAGGCCGCCGGGTTTGGGCGCTGGCACGTGTCGGCGATGGCGCGCCGGTTGTCGATGGTGACTTGGTCAAGCCTTATCTATTGCTCGGGACTAGTTACGATGGCACGATGGCAACCATTGCAAAATTCACCGCAATTCGCGTTGTATGCAATAACACAATAACCCCCGCCGTTAACGGCCGCGCTGATGAAACGGACAAGGGTTATTTAAAATCATCGGTTCGCGTGTTGCATAGCGCGCAATTCGACGCTGATGCGGTTCGCTTGCAACTCGGCATTGTGGCGGATCAATTCGAGCGGTTTATTGTTCAGTCGCGGCAGCTTGCGCGGCGCGATATGAATTTCACCGAGGCCGATCAATTTGTGCAGGAACTGCTCCGCCCGTATCATCAGAGCGCGCTCGAGATAACCGACACAAAAGCTTACAAGCGGGTGATCGAATTGTGGCAAGGGCGCGCCATTGGTTCCGATATCCTGAGCGCCTCAAAAGTGAGCGGTTCTCGCTGGGCGATGCTCAATGCAGTGACGCAATTGGTAGATCACGAGCGCGGCCGCTCCGACAATACGCGCCTCGAGAGCGCGTGGTTTGGCACTGGCGCGGCATTGAAAAACCGCGCTTTAGAACTGCTTGCGGCTTAGTTCCAATTAAGTAACGCCCCCGGCGGCCTCGCCTCCCTCTGGCGCGGCCGCTTTTTTTCGCCTCGGCAATAATTAAAAAGATAATGCCAAACTTGCCCCCGGGCCTCGCTCGGCCTGCTGCGCTGCGTTGGCCTCGCCCCGTTGGCGGCCGCTCGGCGGCCGCGTTTCGCTGCGCGCGCAGCGCGCAGCGCGGACTTGCTCGCCCTGGGTGTTGGGCCCTGCCCCCAGGATATTGACGCGCGTCAATAGTTCGGTTATGCTTTCCCCACTGATCCGGCGGCCGCCGGATCAGAACCAGCTAGAAAGGATAGAGACATGAAATACTACTTTGCAAGAATCAACGAAACGAACTGCGGCTTTGAGTACGACACGCCCTACCTGTTCTCAACCAAAGGAAGTCCAGCAAAACACGCCGACAAAGTGGCAAGGGATTGGCGCGGGAGTACCAAAGGCGATTGGGATAAGGCGTTGCAAGGTTATTGGTGCGATGAAACCATGATTTGCGTCGATAACTACCAAGAAATACCCGAATCCGACTTTGATATATTGAAAAAGTATTTAGCGGTGCTATAGACTATTGACGCGCGTCAATAGTTCGGCTACATTATTGATACCGGCAGCGGCCGGTATCAACCAGCTAGAAAGGATAGAGACATGGAAAAGACACTTTTAGTCGCAAGCTTGCGCAACCGCTTATTCAGCGATCGCCCCAGTGTTGCTATAGCGTTCGAGTACGCTAATGATTTGATCACTTCAATGAACGACGCCGCTGATCGGGTGTCGGCCTTAACTGCGCTGCACGTTGTATGCAATACGATAGCTAACGCTATCGACGCGCTCGAGCTACCGGCCGACAGTCCGGCGGCCGGTGTCACTGGTTTCGAGGATGCGCTAATCAAGTTGATTGACCAGCGCTTGGCATCCCGAGCATTCATTCCGGCCGAGGCGCTGAAGGCCCGGATCGATGAGCGCATCAATCATTGGGCCGATGATCAATTCGACAGTCGCGTCAAGAATTGCCTTGACGATATGGACTTGACCTCGGATCTTGATGAGAAGATTCAAGAGTACATCGATAACAGCGTGGACTTCACCGAGATAGTCCGAGACGAGCTAAAGCAGAACATCACATTCAGTATCGAAGTTGATTGACGAGCGTCAATAGGTCCGGTATAGTTCTATCACTGGACCGGCGGCCGCCGGTCCAGCAACCAGCTAGAAAGGATAGTGTTATGAGTAAGCTTCGTATGAGCATCGTTCAGATTAACGGCACAGAGTATGTGCTACCGCAGGGCGCTACTGATAAGGAAATCGCGGCACTCTGCTCCATGCTACTGTCGATGCGCCGCATCGACAGTGTTTATTCCTCGGACTACAAGACCGAATATCGGTATCAGGAGGGCGAGACCTTGACCATCCGTCTCGGCAGCCGCGAGATATACGTACTGGAAGATCAAGCGCGCGCGGTACGTGATGCGCGCAACGAGGAAATCAAAGCGGCCGAGGCCGCCAACTAGTAGCTGGTGCTGGGCCGCGAGGCCCAGTGCGAGGGGACCGCGATGCGGTCCCCTTTTTTATTGGCCGGACCGGCCAAGGTCCGAGACCAGTGTAGCGCGCAGCGCTACACTCCACGCCCCTACCACGCACCGCCGCCCCCTGTCCATTTGGTTATACCTATCGGGTATCGCGTAGCGATAGCTTGACAAACTGCCCCGCGCGCGGGGCAGTTTGAGAAAGACGGAAGGGGGGAGGGCCATTTTTAGACCCATCAGCTCGGCGTCAGCCTTCGCCCGATTTTGCACAAACAAAACCCTGCCAAAAAGGTGACCCCTACCTACCCCGTCCCCATAAAAGCCCCCCTTTGTTTGTAAAATGCGAATAGGGGGTATATATTAGAAAACCATGAAACCTGAAGACATCGAAGCAGAACGCCTGCGCCTCGAACTCCGGCTCCAGTTACTGGAAGCGCGGGAAAAGGCCAACGCCCATTTCTTAGACTTTGCCAAGTACGTGTGGCCCGAAATGATCATCGGGGAGCACCATCGCCGGATCGCGGCCAAGCTAGACGAGGTCGTTGCTGGCAAGTGCAAGCGCCTGATGATCGCGATGCCCCCGCGCCACGGTAAAAGCCAGATGGGCAGTTATCTATTCCCCGCGTACCTGATGGGAAAGAATCCGCAGAGTAAGCTGATTGTTGGTTCGCACACGGCGGAGCTTGCGCAGCGGTTCGGGCGCATGATTCGTAATCTGGTGGATGACGAGCGGTATAAGGATGTGTTCCCTGACATGAAGTTATCGGCGGATTCCAAGGCTGCTGGCCGGTGGAACACGGCTCAGGGTGGGGAGGCATTTTTTATTGGTAAGGGCGGTGCGATGACGGGCCGTGGTGGTGACGTGGTGATCTTGGACGACATCTTGGATGAACAGGATGCTGTGTCTGAGACGGCGATGGAGAACACATGGGAGTGGTATACGTCTGGCCCCCGTCAGCGGTTACAGCCAAACGGCGCAATCATTGTCATTAACACAAGATGGAAGACGGATGATTTGTCTGGTAGGTTGTTGCGGCAGCAGGGGCAGTTGAAGTCGGACCAGTGGGATATTTTGGAGTTCCCGGCTATTTTGCCGTCTAACAATCCGTTGTGGCCGGAGTATTGGTCGTTGGATGAGTTAGAGAAGGTCAAGATGTCGATTGGCCTGAAGAAGTGGAATGCGCAGTGGCAGCAGCAGCCGACGAATGATGACGGGGCGATATTAAAGCGTGAGTGGTGGCGCAAGTGGAAGCATGACGAGCCGCCGCTCTGTGATTACATTTTGCAAACAATGGATACCGCGTATTCGAAGAAGGAGACGGCGGACTTCTCGGTCATTGCAACGTGGGGCGTGTTCCGCGCTTCTGCTGACTCTGGCCCTAATTTAATTTTGTTGTCAGTGAAGAAGGGTCGGTGGGATTTTCCTGAATTGAAGCGCATAGCGCGGGATGAGTACCGGTATTGGAATCCTGATAATGTGTTGATTGAGGCGAAGGCGACGGGGACGCCGTTGCAGCATGAATTGCGACGGATGGGGATACCGGTGACGATGTACAGTCCGGGCGGGAGGCGGACTGGGCAGGACAAGGTAAGTCGGGCTAACGCGGTGGCACCGTTGTTGGAGAGTGGGATGGTGTGGTATCCGGAGGATCAAGATTTTGCGCAGGAGTTAGTGGAGGAGTGTGCGGCTTTTCCGAACGGGGCGAATGATGATCAGGTGGATGTGACGGTAATGGCCTTGATGCGATTTAGGCAAGGTAACTTTGTGCGGTTGGATGAGGATGATGATGAGGAGCGGGATTTAGAGGCGCGGAGTGTTGAGTATTATTGACAAAAAGGGTATGTTAGCGCCAGTTTTGTTAGGGG